ATCAGGCATACGCGCCTTGAGGCCGTACCACTGACATTTGTCTTGGGCCTGCGTGCTGGTGGACTGCGCGCCCACGCGGCGCATGCGAACCGCCGGAACCATGGGAGCGATGGAGAATTGCTCGGTGAATCCGATTTGATCCACGGTGGCGTCGGAGAAGGTTCGCGCCACAGTCACCCGTGGGCCGCCGGCCACATTGCGATACTGGTACTCGACGCTGACCGATCGCGGTTCAACGTCCCCGCCGTCAGAGAGGAAGCTGAGGCCATTTGGAAAAAACACGTCTAGTTCCAACGTACTCGTCACTGCCCCGTCCGGTGTTGCGATGAACTCGTTAGTCCATTCGCCATACACCGCTCCGCCGCGAAACCGTACGCGCGTTGCCAACGACCCAACTTCGAACGTTCCCGGGGACACGGTGATAGTTGAAGGGTCGAAACCCACAATGGTCCGCTCGACGTCGGCGCCGAAGATGTATTGAACACCCGTCCCCGGTGTCACACGAATGGGCTCTAGTGCGCCCTCGTTCCCAAATTCAAGAGTGTAGAAACCGGCACCGGGAGAGGCGACGATCGCGCGCACGCGCCATTTCAAATCTGAGCCGAACGCACCGACTTGAAACACTTCGTTCACGGCCACGCTTGGCATGTGACCAAAGTACCCCGTGAACCTGCTTATGGTGGACCCTGGCGCGGATTCGGTTGGGGGAACGTCGTGATCCACGATATCGTACAAACGCGGATACTCAATAGCCACGGTGGTGCTGACGCCCCATCCCGGCGGGTACTCGCCGTCGCTACGCGTAACCGTCACGCCAGTAAAATCATAGGACGCCGAGTCGATGTTGTCCCGGTTCGCCAAATCGGTCGTCAATTCCAAACCCGCGGAGCCCGACGACGTGCCGCCCACCTCGGTTACTGTATGCCAAATCTGCGCGGCCACTTGCCCGGACAGGTTCGTGCCCGGAGGAAAGATCCCGTATGAGGCATCATCCCCCAAAGCGCTGAAGGGGGTGGATCCGACGCGAACGTCTGCATCGGCGATTTGATAATTTCCGGGTCCGACGTTGGCCAGGAAGACCAGCCATTGCTCTCGTTTGTTCACGAAATATCGACGCGGAGGAGTGAGGTAGTCCACGAACCGGCGATATCGGCCGGCTGGCTCGGCTACCACGCTGCCGAGTTTTGCGGTGTTGGCTTTCCCGTCTGCCGCTTCCAAGTTGCGCGATTCCGGCGTTTCGCGATTCGTCACAGGACGCTTGCCGCGGAACACGTTTAGCAGCTTTGACAAAATCGGGTCAATGATCTTGAACAGGCCGCCCATCGGAATCGTGTTAACACGCACGAGTGCGCTAGGCGCCAGCGTTTCGCCCCACCGGTCTTGCGGCCACTTGACGCCATCAAGGTAAGCCGCGAACCGCTGAACTTCCATGTCGCGCCAGACCGGGATCGTGGCGTCTAAGTACTGCTCGAACGTGCCGGCCCAATCGATCGACTCCAGCCGCGTGTCCAGCTCAGGGGCAGAGTAGATGTCAATCCGCATAGTAAACAACCCTTGAATATCGCTGTTCGAAGTGACGAACGCGCGTAAGGCACGGCCCGGTCGGCGCGTCGGTCTCCAATATCTTGAGAACGCCTTCTTGATCTCGGATCACCAGCCCAACATGAACGCATACGCGGCCATGCCAAGCTGTGGCCACATGGCCCGGCTGTGGTCGCTCTGCTGGCACCAAAGAATGGGCCTGCGCCACTCGTGCGACCTCTCGTGTGATGACCGGAATCAATCCGGGTTTGGCGTCCGCGCAGTCAGGTAGTAGGGGTCCACCAAACAACTCGACGCGCGCTATGCGCGTAAGACCCCAGCAGTCGTAATCAGTAGGGCCGCGTCCGCCAGGCACATAGCGTGTCGCCAAATAGCTTTGCAGGCTCACAAGTACTTAATCCCGGGAGCGTTGGCCGTGGTGTACACCTGGCGCGACCAACGTCGGTTGAGAAAATCAAAGAATGCCGCGCTTAATGTCGCGTCGTCTCCTTCTATCGTGCCGCCGACCAGCTCCATCACGTACGGCTTGCGAGCGGGCTGGCTTTTGTCGCTCTCTAGGTACTCGCGATACGTCACCGTCACCGACTGGCCCGATTCTTCGGCCAAGTCGAAATACCGATCGACAGTTGCAGACACGCCAGCTACACCGAAATTAAGCGTCTGACGCCCCGTGTTGTTCTTCGTGGGGAGCGCAACGGAAAGCGAGCCCGCCTCGAACATGACGAACGATCCAGACACGCCCAAAACCTGGTTTTCAAAACCATCGCAGATTCGAATCGGAGTCTGGCCAGCCACGCTGATTTCCAGCGTGGAGATGATCAACTCGCCTGCGGGCGCACTTGCGTAGACTTCGGCAAGGGTGCTCATGCTTTCGGCCACTCCCGGTTCATCGCCAGGTCAAAGATTTCGGGATTGGCCACGAAGCTAGGCAGAATTAGCCACTCGTCAGGAAGCAGTGGGCGTTCCCACACTTCCAAGGTTGCAGAGAGCTGCCAGCCATCTGCCCCCCAAGCTATCGGACCGTTGTAGACGCCAGCAATGCGACACACCCGCACCGCATAACCGATCGGATGCCGTAGGTAAATGTTGAACCACTCGGTGCCGTCTTTTAGCGTCACCTTATACCAGAGCTCAAACAGTCGGGCTTGTGCGCTGGTCATAACCCACGTGGCCGAGCGCATCACCGGTACAGAGCTAAATTTCCGACGTTGCCGCGCGCGACCAGAATCCATGGTCGTGCGCTGATTGGGCGACGTAACCGCATACTGATTCGGAGCCCACAAGGGCGCGGGAAGCTCTGCCGGATAGTCGATCGAGGTTTCCATGTTCACCGACCTTGGCGCTTAAGGCCGTATGTGGATTCCAAAGTTTGAGACATATCACCCCCGCCTTGTATATCGGCAACGAACAGATCCGCCGTCAAGTTGCCATCGCCATCCCGGCTTTGGGAAACTTGGCCGGCGCGGTCCCGATTCTCAATCAGATTTATCGTCACGCTAGGCATCGAGCCGTTGCCCCCTGTGGCGTCTTTATTGCTGACGACCTCGCCACGTTGGTTTGGCAGCATGAATTGCTGGCCATTGGCCGCGTTGAACACTTCTGGTGCGCCGTTTTCGTTGATGCGGTACATCTTCGCGGCGTCCACTCCACCGCCGTACTGGCGGCCACCGCCGCCGACCAAGGCCAAGCCTTCAGCCAGACCGACGGTGGCGCCGATACCAGCCATGGCAGGCGCTGAGTTTGCACCGAACGATGCGAGCGACGCGAAAGCGGCGGGGACCGCCCACGCGGTTGCCAGTGTGGCCGCCGCCGCTGTGCCGGCCGCCGTTGCCGCAGCGGTGGCCGTCTGGCCCATGATCAGGTTCTTGGCATACTGCAAACCCATCTGAACGAGCGCATTGACACCTTGCTTCAGAATGGCGCCCGCCAGTGCCTTGACTGCATCCTCGCCGTTGGTAGCGCCCGTGGCGATTCCTATGAGCGTATCGGTCGCGCTCGCTCCCAACTGGTCCAAGCTGGACATGAGAAGCTCGTTCCATCCGGACTGCCGTCGGAAGTTCTCCTCTTGCAGGACGCGCGCCCGTTCGTCATAGGCGGTCTCGGCTTGTGCTTTCAACTCTAGATAGCGCTGATCCTCCAGAAGCTTGGCTTCGTTGAGCTTGCGGAGGTTCTCGATCTGAGCCTGGAACTCCATCTGAGCCCCGGCAATCGGATCTACCTGTCCGAGCAGCTTTTTGTTCTGCTCGGCCTCGCTAATTTTCCCTATCGCGCGCGCCAGCGCCTCAACCTGAGCAACTTGCTCGGGCGTGGCAAACTCATTCAACGCTGCCTTGGCTTTCGCAACGGCCAACTCTTCGCCCGCAAGACCGGCCTGATACAGCGCGGTTGTTAGCGACTCGATGGTCTTTTCGTTTTCCTCGTTGGCCTCGTTGTATTTCTTGGTCGCTTCGCCGCCTGTCTTCTGCGCTTGCTCCAACTGGTACAGCGTGGCAGCCAGCTTCTCGGCTTCGGCACGTTCTGCCGCGGTGGCGTTTGCGCCCAGCTTCTGGATAGCCTGAAAGCGTGCGCGCTCCTCACCGGTCAGCTTCGCAAGCGCGATCTCATCTCGCATGCCTTGCAGCCGCTTGGCAACTTCCGGGTCAGCCTCGGGCGCGGCAGGCGCGCCGCCGCCGCTCGTCCGCTCGCGCGGCTTCTGGTTCGCCAGCTTGTCCTGCAGTTCGTAGAGCTTTTGCAGACGCGTGTTGACTTCGTCTAGATTGGCCTTTTGCTCGACTAGCGACTTATTGGCGTTACCTAGCTCATCATCGCTGATGTTGACGCCCTGACCTTGCGCCTTCTTCAACTCAATGATGTCTTTGGTCAGGCTCGAAACCATCCGGGACGAGTCGCGCGCCTCTTCCTCGATCTGCTCGATCGCATCACCGACCTGGACTCGGCGAAGCTCAAGTTGCGCTTGCGTAAGGTTGTCCACCGCGGTGGCCAACTCTTCTACGCTGGGTGCGGCGCGCTTGGCGTTGTCGCCAAACAGCAGCACACCGGTAGCCACGCTGGCAACCAGCCCAATGAGGCCGGCGGGGCCTCCAAGCAGCGCCAGCATGCCAGAGCCGGCGGCAGTCGCCGCCCGCTGTGCACCGGCAAGGGCGGTCTGCGCCACACGGTGTGCGTTCGCAGCAGCGGTGGATGCAGAGAGCGACCCGCCTAGCCGAACCTGCGCGGCAGCGTGGCCAGCGGCGGCAGCGGCGGCGCGCTCGTTGGCAACTGCGGCGGCAAGTGCGGCGGAGGCCTGGGCCCGCGCGGCCAGCGACGCCTTGGCCGACTCAATGGTGCTCGCGGTCATATTGGCCAGCAATTTCGCCAGGGCACCGGCACCAAGAATGGTCAGCCCCGTGATAACCGTTTGCAGGTTATTGGCGAGCCCCAGCATGGCCTTGGAAAGCAGTTGCGTGGCGCCGCTGGACTTGTTCGCTTCGCCAACGATGGCCGACAAGTTGTTGCGCAGCGCCGTGAAGGCGTCCTTGACCGTGGTGGCCATGCCATCTGCGGCGGCCTTGTTATCGTCCAGTGACTTGCGCAACCCTTCTGTCAGCATGCGCGCGGTCAACTCGCCGCTGACGCCCATCTGGCGGATTTCCTGCGCGCTACGGCTC